TGAGAAGGGGGAGTTGACATGTCGGAAGATGTTAATCAAGGGGCGATACGTCAATGTCTATAAGAAGGTTGAGGGCTAGGCTTGTTGCTTTCTCCTGAATGATTCCCAGTTGAATAGTAGTTTCGCCCCGTTCTCCTCGATCCGATCAATCACCGCAGGAGACAGCGTGGATGCCAGCTTCTCCCATGTGTAATTGGAAATCAAGATGGTCGGCATGTCAGCAGCATATCGTGCGTCGATGATAGCTGTTAGCTTGTCATCCTCAAATTTTGTCTCCGCTCGCACCTGCACTTCATCAATCACCAGCAAGGCAGCTTCACAATACTCTTGTATCACTTCCTTTTCTGACTTCTGCGAATTAGGTGAGTAGCACGATTTGATCGACGTAAACAGATTCATTGCCGTGGTGTAAAGCATCGGACGCTTCTTCGTGTTTATCGTCCACCCAATCCCACCATTGCTCATTGTTGGATTCTTCGACTTATGCGCTCTAGCTACCTCCCATGCCATGCGTGTCTTGCCTGTACCATATCCTCCGTAAAGGATCGTAATGCCCCCAGAATCGGTTGTAGCTAATGCCTTGGCATAGTTTGCCAACCATCCGTCACCTGTCGCTGGTGGGGCATCCTCGTATCGTTTTGGAAATCCTCTTAGTGTGTTCATAACATTGTTGGTGTTTCTATTGCTTTCACCTTCGGCGTGTCTGCAAACATGTCCATTTGCGCGGTTTCAGCTTTTACGCGAGCAATGCCAGCCGCAAAGTAGTCTGGATCTAGCTCGCAGCCCGTGAGATGCACGCCGCTGTAATGCGCCGCGATTGCGTGGCTCATACTGCCGAGGTGCGTGTCGAGGATCTTCATACCCTCCTTGGCGTAGTTGGCGAGAAGCCAGCGGTAAAGGTCGATTGGTTTTTGCGTTGGATGTATCTTGTCACCCTGCAATGAGTTGCGCCTGTAAATTTTTGCAACTGCGTCAAATGAAGTCCACGCAAGCTCGCACATTGCAAGGCTAAAATCTTCTGCGTTTATTTTGTCCCAAACTATCCAGCAACGAGAAGGGGAAAGCAAAAAATAGTTACCACCCCAAATGATTTGATTTTTTGATGTTCTGAAAAGCTCTTGAAAATAATAATGGTCAGGAACAATGTCCCACCCTTTATTTACAACTTCATTGAATTGCATTTTCCCATTTTTGCCGCCTTTGAATTTGTCGCCAATCCCATACGGAGGATCAACGATAGCCAAGTCGAAATGCTTGTCTGGAAATTCACGCATCAAGTCCATGCAGTCCATGAGCCGCAGGTCGAGCGTGTTTGTTTTGTAGTGTGTGATTTTCTGTGTGTTCATGGTAAATTCAGAATGTCTAATACTGTGTAGCTGTTGCCCTTCTTTTGCAGGAAGGAGTAGTCAATCGGCATTGTCGGCTCGATCTTCTCTGATTCCTCCGTGCGCATGAGCAACTCTGCCGCTTGGCTAGGATTGCACTTGTTGCGCAAGGATAGTCGTCTGATACGCTGATACGTTTCCTGTGACAAGCGCAGGACAATCGTAGCCTTTTGCTCCCACGGCTTGTGTCTCGGTCTGCCGCAAATCATGCTAAAGCCTTCGTCGCTCGCTCTCTTGGCTCTTTTTTTCATAGAGCCTTGTATTGTGCGTAGGTTTTACCGTTGGATTTGACCTTAGTAGTGCTGATATCAATCCCCTTGTTGCGGAGTTCTGCAATCCGCGCTGCCAGTCTCATACATCCCCATTTCTGGAGTGCTTGTAGCGGGGTTATCTTGTGTCCTTTAAGAAGCCATGCTTCTATCTTCTTCGTTGTGCTTGGTTGTTTATTCATATCGTGTGTTCTTGAGAGTTGTTTCCCCACCGCGCCTGAACAGAGCGGCAGGGGTTTTTCTTCGCGTCAGCACTTGCTGGGCGAGGAAGGTTTATAAAGTATCACCATGGAATATCATCAGCCTGGTCGTCTTTCAACTTCTGAGATTGTCCAATCGTAAGTGTTTTGCAGTTTCCAAGAATCGCGCCTTTTTCACCGGCGCCCCGTCGATCCTTGCCGATGTCGAGTGTAATCATGTGGGTATTCCCATACTGATCCTCGCCTTTCTTATTTTCAAGAATGTCGCAATTCAGGTAAATCCCACCCTTGTCTGAGACGAAGATGTTTGCAGCTTTTACTGGGATTGCGACGAATTTCTCGCCTGTTTTTGTGTCGAAAACTTTTACGCCTTCGATCTTCTGTAGTCCTATGTTTGCTTTTAGTATTTGCATGTTATTTATTAGTTGGAGATTAGTTTGTTTTCACGAAAATGCCGTCGATCATTGTGCCGTTCCGCTTGCTGATTGTATCGTAAGCCATCTGAAGACATTCCTCAAGTGTAAAACCATACATTTCGCAGACTCCGATGAGTGTGACCACTGTGTCGCCGATGCCGTCTTTGATTTCGTTGAGAAGATCAAGACATTCGTCAGCACCAACACCAGATTGTAATTCCACATTCGCACCTAGGTATTTCAATTTGACCACTGCATCTCTCGTTTCAGTAAGTTCTTCTTGGGTTTTCTCTAATTGTTTAAGAGGATTACTGTTTTTAATGATTTCTTTTGCGTAAAACCATTGGCGTGTTTTATAAATTAGTTCATCCATAGTATAAATTGGTTCATTCATAGTTTTAGTATTTATCTTGTTTTACTTTTTCTGCTAATTTTTTAATTTTCTCAATTACGTCATGGTCGCAATAATTCTTTTCATCATTTATTATTGCTTTAAATAGCTTTAAGCACATCTCCCCGAGTGGAGCACTGTCGTGCATTATCATTTCACGGATTACCATGTTTGTAAATTGAACAACTTCTGGAGTATCAGCGTATTGCATGAAATCACGCGTTGCGTCCATCAATTGCTTTTTTGTTATTTCTATTGTTGTCATCGTTTATTGGATGATGTTTTTTGTTTGTTGGTGATTGGCGAGCGTGGCAGGGTTTGCACCTGCAATGTGACTTGTGGCTTAAGCCCCGCCTTGTCAGCATCGTTGAATCATCTTGGGGCGGCCAATGATCCCTCTTGTGCTTGCGTCTAATTCCGCCACACGCTCAAAATTGTTAGTTGTCCTTCACGAAAACGCCGTTGATCATCGTCCCGTTGCGCTTGCTGATTACGTTGTAGCTATGCTCTACGCACTCGTTAAGCTTTAGACGGTGACTCATTGACAACTGATCCAAGCAAGCATTTGCGTAAGCGTATGTATCAGCGTGGCGGAAGCTCATTAAATCAATGACGCATTTTCCTATTTGCTCAAACGCTTCTTTGTTCGACAACTCATCAATGCTGGCAATTCCAATATTCTCGAAGTTATTCATTTTTGCATGTATCACCAGCGTAACATAAACATCCCCGATGCCGTCTTTGACTTCTTCTAGGAAATCACGCTCGCTAGTATCATATCGCGATTGATTGTCATACAAAGCCACAGCCTGAGCCGTTTCGATTAGCTCCTCAAGCGTTTTGGCAAGCTGACCCTCTGGTGTTCCGTTGGCTAAGATGCCCTTGTCATCAGCCCATTTCAAGATTAGTTGGTTTAAGTCGTTCATGGTGTTTTGTTTTTGGTTAGCGACTCAGCCTACATGAGTAGGAACAGCAGAGCTTGTCCGTTCGGCTGAGTCGCCAAGATGTTCAAATTTTTGTGCGAGCTTCTTTAGAGTTGGCTGCGGCAATGGTTCTGGTTCTGGCTCTTCGCATCCGCATTCGTTGCATGTCAACGAGTTACTAGTGCAAGCACTGCATGGTGGGTTTATGTGGCATGAGCAATTCTCGACTTGCGGATATTGCATGATGCCTTGATGGCATTCGGGACATTTGCATCCCTCTTCAAATTTATTATTCATGTTGCGTGTTGATGGTTTATTTTGTTTTTTACTCATGGTTTTCGCTTGTGCCGTTTTCTCATCCCCTCCCACGATACTTCATAGGCTCTCTCCCATGCGGGGTTGCGATTATCTAGCATCACCCACCAAATGCTCCTGCGCTTGCGGAAAAGGTGCGAGGCTCGCGCTTGCTTACGTTTGTTTTTCATTCTTTCCATTTTCCTAGGGTTCTGAGGTAAGCCTCGCAGCGTTGGCGAGCGGTTGCCGAAATTGGGTCGGCACTAAAATGTGTGCTGTTTTCAAAATCTCGCAAAGATGCAGTTGATAAATGACGGTAGTATTTATTGTAATCGCCATCATTTAGCGACTTCTCAAACTCATGGCAAGCGTTTAGGTCGGAGGTGTAGTTTGGGCAAGATGACTCATATTTACGATTTGGAGGCATTCCGTGAGCGGTTGGGTATCGAGTGCCGCCGCCAGCACCTTTAATGACCAGACGGCAATTAGTCCACCCCAGCGACTCCGCAATCGCGATGTTTATTTGTTCGTCAGTCATTTTGTTTTTCCTTTCTCTAATTGCGCAAGCCCTCTAGCTAGTATATTTTCACAATGTTTGATTGCCTCTTTTTTTGCTTCTCTCATAGTTTCGTATGATTTTATGGATCTGCGATTAAGAAAATAATATACCCAATCTCTTGACGAGTACGACTTGTAGACCTCTATGGTTATTACATCGGAAATTACTACGTGACATCCGCCTAATCGTGATTTTTCCCATTTCATTTCGCCTCCTTCCATTGCCAAGTTGTTTTTCCGTCCGAGTCAACCACGTATTCAGCGTGTCCGCGCTCTATGGCTTGTTTTTTCAGGTCTTCGTATTTATCAGCAGTAATAACGAACGCAAACCAAGTGCAAATCGCCACAATTGCAAGCGTGATAAATGATGCTGCCTCACTCACTTGCGCCTCCTTTCTCTGCCATGGCTTTCCATGCGAGCGCATCCTGCCATCCTTGGCGATAGGTCTGAGCGTAGGTTTTCAATCCGCAACGCTCAACGTGCTTGCGATACGCATCAGCAATCGCATCTTGCATGTCGATCTTTTTGCTGGTGTCAGCAACATCATAGAGGATTACCATTTCGGTAGTGTCACCGATAAGGTCACCATGCTGCGTTAGAACTTCCGCTAGTGGTTCGCCTTGCGGCTCAACCCACTCAAGCAAGCTGTCTTGCCAGTCGTCGGCGTAGGGCGGGTGCTCAAGTAGTTTGAAATCATTTTGATAATCGCTCCAGATGTCGCATGAATAGCTTGCCACTGGCATTGCTGTGTAATGCATTACATCGCCGTTTGCATCCTGCGCGATAAATCTTGGCGATTCAATCCCCGCCGCTTTGCACGCTGCGAGTAGGGATTCTGACAGTTGTTGTTCTGGTGTGCTCATTGGAGTAGTTCGGTTGGCCATGCGGCTATGATGAGACTAGCTTGATGGTTGCCAATGTGTTCTGCCATGTCTTCTATGCAATCAATCGCCGCAATCGTGCTACGCCATCCAGCTTCGCATCGTCCTTCGCATATAAAATAATTTGATATTGTCGCTTTTTCTGAAAACGCAAGCAAACGCTCGCACTCTGCTTTGATTTTTTGTAGGTGTTCTGTTTTTGTCATTTTTTCTTTTTCTGGTGTGTTCATGGTTGTTGACAAATTGCAAGTATTTTGTTCGCCCCTTTTATAGCTGCTTTTTCAGTTTGATACGATTTTAATTCGATAAAATCTTCACGGCCTTGCACATTGTAAGTGAATGTCACTGTGTAATAATAAACCCCGTAACAATTAGTTGATTTTTTGATTTTCGCAGTGTAATTGCCTTCAGTTAATTCCTTTTCCGTCATATTGTTGTGTGTTCATGGTTCTTTTTTTTCTTGGTTGTCACTGTGGCATTGAGGCTTGTCAACAAATACAGCAACAGGCGCAGCATCACTTCCCCACCAGTTAGCGGCGGCAGCTTTTACCTGTGGCGTTAGTGGTCGGCTGCAATCGTTTTGCTTGTTGCACGTTTCGTAAAACGGGCAAAAGGTTTTATCTTTGTAACAGATCATGATATGTCGATTTCTTTCAGTTCATAGCGGTTTGTTTTCTCGTTCTTCTTCCAGCCATGCACGAGGATTTTCCACCCTGCGGCGCGAATGGCGGCGATGTTCGGCGACTCGCTCATTTTGTCAATGCGACTCTTTGTGTTGCCCCATGATGTCGATTGCACAGCGATTGTTTCAGCCCCACGCAATGCGAGAATGTCGATGATCCCGAACAGGTCTTGGCGGATCTTCACGAAGCTGTTCCACTTCTCAACGACCTCCACTAGATCACAGGTCTTGCGTAGGTGCGCCAATGATAGTTGCGTTGGCGATGTTTTCATTTTTGCGCTCATGGATCTCCTTTCAGTATCTTTTCTGTTTCCTTGGCAAAAATCAGATGCGTCTTTGCGTTCAGCTTGAAACATTGGATACATTCATCCAGTTGGTCGGCAATAGCGCAATAATGCCGCGCAAACTCGACAAACTCGCCAACTTTAAGCTGGACTGTTTCGTTATCCTTTAGTCGGTTCTCAACGTCCATGAGGTTCTCAACGTCCATGAGGTTCTCAACTTCCCAAGCAATGTTCAACATAGCTTGCATCCTGCGTTCGTGTGCATCTTTGTTCATGGCTCTCCTTTCAGTATTCTTACGATCTTCTTGCTTTGTTGGCGCAATATCTCAGCGTGAGATAATGCCTCAATCTCATGGTCGACTAGTGCTTGGCGCAACTCGCAGTAGTGTCTGACAAAATCAGCAAGCTGTCCAACCTTTAGTGGCACGGTGTCATTTTCATCCAGTGTATTTTCAGCGTTGAAACCGATGTCTATAACTTCTTGCATTCTGTATGCGTGTGATGGTGTGTTCTGTGTGTTCATGTTTGTTATGGTAGAATTATCCAGGCGACTAGCCCAGCCGTGAGTGCGGTTGCGAGCGTGTAAAACGCTTCTAAGATCTTAATTGTCATACGGGTCTTTGGCTGATTTGAGAAGGCAAAGGATAAAAACGATTGCGTAAATTCCGACAATCACGCAAAAGCTGGCAAACATCGGATGCGCTTTGATGAAGTCAACCACGGCTGACCTCCTTTCTCGCTGCTAACATTGCGTCTGCGTATTCATAGGCTTCTTCGGCAACGAGTGATTTTGCAGGCTCTTCGCCTTCATTGTTTTCGTCGTTGTGCTTTTGCCAATTAGCTTGAGCGATTGATAAAGCCGCCGCCGCAAAGTAGTCACGAAGGCTCATGCCTTGTTCGCCTTCGTTTGTATAATCGCCAAACGGAAACGCACTGCCTCCATCGTTAATCGCGCTCACTTCGCCACCTCCATTCCTTGCTCGAGCTTCTCCAGCACATAGCCCGTAAAGATTCTGCGCTTTTCCTTTGCCTCTAGTTTTAAGCGGTCAGCAAGCGCAATCGGCATTTTAACACTGATGGCTCGATGGGTTCGCTCTTGGACTGATGCGGCGATGATGGCGCGTTTCTGCGCTCGTTGTTCTTTTGTATTGCTCATGGTTGTGTTGTATTCTCTTTGGAGAGGGTTTCGATTTTCTGCATGAGCCAGCCTAGTCTCGCTGCGTCTGTTGCTCCGTGTGGGGTGTAAATTACAGCCCAAAGATCCTGCATTGCGAATTGCAGCATAAGCTTGGCTTCGGCCTCGGTGAGGTTGGCGATGTGTTCGTTCATGGCGATGGATTTAGTGGTTGTTTTCATGCGGGGCGGTAGTGGGTTATTGTTGCGTTTAGTAAATCCAACCGCCAACACAACTCGCGCGAATCCCTTAAGTGATGTAATTCATATCCTTCCATCAATCTCCATTCCGCAATCATACACTCAGGATCAACCCCGTTATTCTCCACCCACCCGTCAGCGTCTGGAGTTGGCTTTTGCGGTGCATCCTGAGCTTGCATCGCGCCCTTAAGCTCGGCGGCGAGTATTTGCGCGGCGTATAAGCTCGGCGTTGCGGTTGCGCTGGTTAATAAGGAGGCGTTGGTAGTTGTTCATGGTAGGTTGGTTTGATCTTTGGCGATTGCTTGTATTATTTTCCCCATCCAAAAACTTGGTTGCGAGCCTCCCAATGCGCGGCTGATGTAAGCCACTCATTAGCTGGTCCTAAATCCTTATGCGACCATTTTTGAATCAGCGTGCTTGCCTTGTCTATAGTGTTTGCGTTTTTGATTAGGTCTGATGCGAGATTGGCGATTTGTAGTAGTTGGCTCATATTGTGTGTTCCGCCGCTTGTTGCGCGACGACCGAAACTTGCCAGAATCGCGAAAAAACGCAACAACTTTTTTTAACTATTTTCACTTTCCCTGCAAAATCAATGCCTCCAGCGTGTATTTTGTTAGGGATTTACGTCTGCCATACGTCCGATTTACGTCCGATGATACCGATAAATCGTGAGTTGACAATCGCTCGCTGACTGGTATCTTTTGCTCGCCTATCTGCCACGATGCAGAAAAGGATACGGATTCGCTCTGCGGGTCTAGCATGCTGACCGCATCATCTAAGGCGTTGGGAAGACTCAGCGGAGGTGATGCGGTCTTTTTATTTGACAACGTTTTGGGTATTGGTATAATTGCCGCGAACTTGTCAAACGGTGTATGCCGCCTAGCAAGTGAGCAGATCCCCCACGCCTCTCAACGATGCGCACTTTGGGGGATATTTTTTCACCGCTTGAAAATTATTTCTTGCGTTTTCTCAATCTTGGTCTATTCTTCTCTCGTTCGCGCGATACGACCGCCTAACAAAGATTTCTTGCTGTGTGTTCAAATAGCATTGGAAGCCCGTTCGAAGGTCGTATCTCGAACGGGCTTTTCATTTGCCTGAATGACTGGCTCACATAGAAAACATGAGTCAACTGATGCAAGGTTGATAGTGCTAGGGCGCAAGGGTATCCCGCTTGATGTAGCCATTGCGGCGGGATTAAATAGCGTGTGTAACGCTCATCTTGATAACCTGTTTTACAGCCGCAACCCGCAGGTAGAGATGAGTTTGCAGAAATGCAATTTGAAACGGTTAAACTGACTCAGTTATGAGGGAGTGAATCTGACAAAGTTTTTGCTGTATGGCGAACTTTGTCTTGGTTTCCTGATCTAATTGTAGGGAGAATGAGAAATGAACAAACGAAAGAAACACAGAATATGAAACAAACATTAAAAACAATTGTGATGCTAACCGTATCAGGCGTATCAGCGTGGGCATGTGGAGAAACATTTGACTGGAATATACCATTCTCCATGTTTTTTGCCGCTCTATTTATTGGGATCTTAGCCGCCATGTTTTTTGAATGGTCGGCAAAACATGAAATCTAAACCAACGAAAAAATGAGTGAGGAAATCAACTGGCAAGAACGATACGACCACCTTGTAGAATCATTACCAAAAAACAAGCGACCGTTTTCCGACAAGCAAGCGCAAAAAGTCATCGCTTCGCAGGTGAAGCGCATCACCCAGCTGGAGGACGATCTGAGCTTTGTCCGTTGCGAGCTGGACAAATTGAGAAAGGAAACGAGATGAAAATTAAGCAACTCATAAAGCATTGGTTTCGCTGCCGTCATGGCTCGGTATCGCTAGGACTAAGTTTCTGGTCGGTAACGGCTTGCAATGGCTACGGTGTCGAAACAGAGCAAAAGTGCCTCAAGTGCGGCGTGTATCGCCATCGAGTGTTGAAGTTTGGATGTCGTGAAAGTGCTGAATGGCAAGATGGAAAGCATCCAGAATCTACAAACAAAAACCCCGCCAGTGGGTGCTGACGGGGTTGTATGGCTAAGTCTGGTTCGCTTCGCAAGAGTCGCGCACTTAGCACTGTCGGAAGTAGATTAGCACAATCGGGCGCGGAGTCAATCATTCTTTCCAGAGTTTGATTTTCAGCTTCTTAGCAAGACCGACAACAGCGTCAATCTCATCCTCGTGGGTAAAATTGTGCTGTGTCTCGCTTTTGTATGCTACCCATCTGTTGTCCTTGGTTTTCAGCGTGTGGATATTCTTCGCTTTCATCCATTTTAGGCGGGGTGATTCCTCTTCTGGTAATTCTGGGAACAAGTTCATAGGATCTCAGTTTTAAGCCTAGCCACCTCCACTCCTCGGAGCGTTTTTATAAGGCAATGTTTAACATTTACCATGTCAGCCAACACAGCAGAGAGATATTTCATGTCTGCTTCATCGTTGAAGAAATAAAGCGTAGTAATCGACTTGTAGCCGTTTTTCTCTGCCTCTTCTGGTGAATACGTTGGCGTTTTCATGTGGTCAGTTTGCATGATTGGATGGAGGTGGCAAGGATATTTTTCATTCTGGGCTATCTACCCGACTTCTGAAGTATCGGGTGTTGTAGCTGCTTCCTGGCTTCGACTCACGGCACTCTACTCCTGCCATGAGACTATTCCCATATTCAGCATCCACCTTCTCCTTGGAGAGCCAAAGCTCCTTCGTGCGAAAGCGTGGGCAAGCAACTAGATATTTTCTCTCATCAGGATTCCACCCGATGATTTCCTTATCATAGTATTGCGTTCCGATTTCCAGCGGCGTGTCGTCGAAGATGCTCATCAGAATGGCGGCGTGTCGTTCTCAGTTGTTCCAGTGTAACCTAGCTTCGGCTCGTAGAATGAGATCCAACCGCTCCAATCGGGCGATACAGGCACTCCTTCCAGCTTTAAGGTGAGTTTACCCTCGTCGCTCTCAAAAACCGCTCCTACGGTCAGGTAGCGTTTTTTCTCTATTCCGTCCTTCGTGTATTTGCCCACGGTAGCAACTGCATCATATTTTTTTCTCATAGTGGTAAAATTGAGCGTGTACGATGCGCTCCCCCGTTTCTGGCTTGCCACCTCTTTCGAGAATGGTTTGCAGGTAGAAATTGTTTAGATGTATGCGGGTTTCTCGATAGTGGTAATCCCCTCATGCTGGCGCGGCCATGTGTCCGTGGCGCAGCACGCTTGCCATTTCGCAAGTGCGTTCATGTAACCGATGCGCCCCGCCTCGATCAGTTCGGGTGAGACTTCCACCCATGCCGATTCGTGCGGTGCATCCACCTCGATAAAGCAGATCACAAAGCGAGTGCGATTTTCACCGCTTGCTGCGTTCCACAGATCCAAGTATAACGCTGCTTGCCAGTGATAGCCTCGGTCGATGATAGTGTTGGTGATGTTGCGCAGATTGCCGATTTTGGCAGTCGTTTTCAGATCCACCAGCAGGTCTAGGTTGTCAGGCACAAGGTCAATCATGCCTTTTATGTCCGTTGCCCCGATAGTGGCAAAGACTGCCACCTCGGATTTGTAACCACCAGCAAAGCGTTGCGCATAGTCCTCAGAAAAGACCGCTTCACACCCACTAGCAGCGCGAATATCGTCATCTGTAGCAATCATTTTGCCCATGGCTCGCGCATCGTCTCTCCACTCCTGGGCTGCTTTAGTCCTGAAGTCGGAGAATGGCGATACTGCGGCGATGACATCTAGCGGGATGTTTGGCTCTAAGATTGCTGCGTGTATCAGTGTGCCTAGATCCATGGCGCGGGTCGATTCCTTGCCTGTGCTGTGCCGCCATTTGTAAGGAGATTGGTTGAAATCCCATAGTAGTGACTTGCTGACAGGTCCTGACAGGTTCGTCGGCGATGCGGAACGTGAATAATACGCTCTGCCCAAGTTGTATTCAATAGATGCGTTTTTCATGGTTTGGCTTTGGCTTTGATTGCAAATGCTTTGTCGATGCTGGCGATTTTGTCAGTGGTTAGCTGTGCTACAGAGGTAACCCCGTAGTGTTTCAAAAATGCGGGTTCGTCGATAGCAAGAGCTTCTATGTTCTCGCGAATTCTGGCAGCTTCACCGCTTGAAATAAGCGGATATACTGCCGATTTGTTATGTGCGGCAGATTGCCCGTCATCGTCCTCCTGTGCTACCCCGCAGACCGCTGCCAGCGAGTAACGGCGCAGGTATGTTGTCGCTGCCCCGATGCCCTGCCCGTCCTGTTTTGCTGGGACGCATGACATAGTGCCGTAAATATACCCTCCACCGCTGTGAGCGATAGTGGTAGTGACGTGGCAGATCCCACCGTCAAACGAGGGCGATTGGATGACTGACAAGCCATTTGCCGCCAAGACGGGGCGAACGGTGTTTAGGACCTCGGCAAGGTCGGCGTATTTGCTCTTAAAATGAGGGTTAAGGCTCCCTTTTGTGGCGTTTTCTACTTCTCCCTGCATTTTTGCTAGGGCGGTGAATAGTTCAGGTGTGCTGTGTTCTAGGTTCATTGTATTTTAGTGTTTGCTTGGCTCATGCCTCGCAGGTGTTGTTTTTAGTGGTTTCTGTGGTTTGTTCAAGGATAATTTCTGAATATCTTTGCAGTATCTTATGCATTCGTTCCTTTGACTTCTCGCAATAGTGCAAGCGTTCATAAGTCTTTTTACGTGCGTAAAATGCTGCTGTGTGATGGGTTCGGTTCACGATTTCGGCTGAGTCCTGGAGCGAGTGAGCTTCACTCCATAGAGTCATCACGATCTGCCTAGCGAGAGCCTCGGAAAACCGTTTACGCTTGCCAGCGATAGCCTCGGGAGTCACCCCGAGGACATCAGCAACGGATTGCATCAGCGCGCTTTTGTTGTCGATTAACATGCGAACAAGGAGACTAGTTGTTTGCGCAGGTTGTCCGAAATGATCATAGTGGAGTCTGTAGCCGATGCCCATCGGTCAACGTGCATTTCTGAGCATGTCAGCACAAAATTTACGCGATCATTTGCGGGGGGAATGATTCTGAAGTAAGTGCCGACTAGTTTTTTAGTCTGCACGTCCTTTGTCTTGCTGTCGGTGATGATAACGAGGGGATCTTCTGTTTTTTGGTATAATATCATGTTGTAATTGGCATTTGCCATACACCCCGCAGGGTGTTTCGATCTTTGCCTGAGATCTCATCAGTGGCTATCTGTGCCGCAGCAGCCGCAGCATGGCGCATCTTCACACATGCCTGATCTGTTGCGGTAAATCACGGCTCCGCTGTTCATGCGGTAAAATGTGGTTTTATCATATCTGTGGCTAATGCTACGGCTTGGTGCGCCTGAGACTAGGGCTCGCGCCTCATCTGCTACTTCATCGGGGACATCCCAGCCCTTGGCTATCTTGTTCCATTTTCCGCCCATAGCTTTGAGCGTGTCTTTTACGGGGTAGGTATTTCCTGTTATAGTTTGCATGGTTTCGTGCTGTGTTGTGTTGTGTTTTATTGGTTCAGTAATGCGATTCGCTCCATAATCATCCCATCCAATCGGGCAAGCTCGCGGGGCGTGATAGTGCCAGCTGCATAGTGCCTGTCGCATCGCTTTTCTAGGGCTTCGAGATCGGCTGTAGATACGGCGGCACGGATGCGCTGTGCCAGTGCTGTGTAAGTTGTCATGATGGTGAGTTTTTTTAGTTGTTTACGCAATGTTCAATCCCTGTTTCTTCCGTCAGTTTTACGCTGATTTTGCAAGCGTGGGCAAAGCTTGCGCAGATCATAACCCTAACCCATCCCGCCTCAGTCAGTTTATAAACGGTTTTCATAGTACTAAGCATAGGATAGTGAGTATTACAAGTAGGGCAATCGTGACGACTCCCCCGATGATTTCGGCGGTGATAGTGAGCCATTTCCGCCATGGATTGCGGCGGATAGGACGGCGGATTAGTGAGCAAGTTGGTTGCATAGTGGTTTGTGTTAAATTTAGATCATTTCGCATTCGATCAATCCGTGAGCCAATCGTCGGTTGATTTTGATACAGACCGCGCTTGCTGGTCTCTCGGCGCGTCTGTAAGCGGAATCAATCAAACGAGCGGCTTGGCGTAGGGCGCGCGTTTGCACGTCCATCCATGTCTCGGTTTTGCTCGGCTGGTTGTCGCCGTTCTTGGTGCGCTTCAGCTCGGATGGGCTGCAGAGTCTCTCTGCAATGTCGGAATTGTAAATCAGCGCGTTGCCTCCGCAAGAATACTCGCTCCAATTCCTAGCACCGTTTAACAGTTTTTCGGGGCTATATGTCGGGTCCAGCTGGTCGGCTAGCTCCTCAACCATTTCGAGCGCATATGCTTTAACCCCGCGCTTCCATGCGGATGTTGCGGGGCTTGCTGCTATGATGGCAAGGGCGGCTTGTGTCGTGTTGTCGTGTTGTGTTGTCATGTTCAAGTTGTGGTTGTTGGTTGTTGGAAATTATGCAAGGCAGAGTTCGAAGCCAATCAATTTGTTGGCAGCGGCGGCAGTGAGTAGCGCAAAGCGTCCACGGGATACCAGCGGCAAAGCTCCTCGCTCCTTGTAAACGGGGCTGGCATAATATACGCCCTGCGATTGGCGGAGAGTGTAAAGCGTTCGGCCTTTCGCAAGGAATGTTTTCCCATCATTTACCGCCGTTGTAATTTCGGCAGGTTCGAATTCAATACCAGCAATTTTAAGTGTGTTCATGTTCAAGTTCAAGTTGGAGTTGTTGTGGCCACCAATGCGCGGTGACGGACTCAAAGTAAGCGGATTTACTCACAATGTCTACAACATTTTTATAATTATTTTCGCTTTTCTTGTTTTCTGTTGATTATCAACGCTTTATTGCATAAGATTTTTTCAGCATTTCACAGAACGAGCGGGGAAAGCGAGGAACAAAGCATCAATTTCAGGGATGATCGGCAGAGAATCAAGCGAGTGGAAAGCGAGAGAGAATCAAGCGAGAGAATCGAGGGAAAAGCATCGGGGAAAGTATCTCAGAAAACCTATTCGATCACCTTAAAGAATATCACCAATAATCGAACTCGATCACCAAGCACGAGGCGCACACATCACAAGCATTATCATCCGTTCTTTCTTGTACCGATTATACAAGCAATTCTCAAAACGTGTCAAGCAAATAATTTTCTCGTTAGATTTGGCACGATACCAGACTCGAGCGAACGTTTGATTTGTTTGCTGTTCGCATGAGTGCTGTTCGCATGAGTGCTGTTCAGGTGGGTAGCGTTCGGATGAACAGTGTGGTGTGCGGGTGAGTAGTGTTCAGGTGAGTAATGTTCAAATGAGTAGTGTTCAGGTGGGCAGTGTTTGCTCGAGTAGTGTGCGGGTGAACAGGGGGGGAGGGGGTCGCGCGCGCGGTGGCTACGGATATAGCTATTGGTTCCCCACCCTCCGAAAAAATGCCTAAATGGCTACTTGACAAATCCTCACAAAATGATAAAACACGCGCATGAGCAGTCCAGTTTCATACGATTTACAGGGTCAAGGCGGCGGTTTATATATTGACGAGACAACAGGAGTCATCAGCGGCAATTGGCGTTGGATTCAAGTTATTACAGATACAGTATTTAACGATATCATCAGTAGCAATATTGATGATTTTACCAATATTTCTAATACGACAATTCCTGCTGGTATTGGCATTGGCGGCAGGTTTAGTGAGATCGACCTGCAGAGTGGTTCCGTAATTGCCTATTACGCATAATGAGTCAGTTTGCACAGAGTGACAGTGCGATGGACGAAGCGCAATCCTCAGATGGGGATGGTGGGTTTCTGAGTGTGAATCAGCGATTGCAGTTGAACCAGCTAGAAGTTGGTGAGGTGCGAGAGTCGTTGAACGGCAGGATGGAAGGATATTGGAAGCCACGCAGGGGGATTGTCGCTAGGACAGGATCGTTGACAAGTGGTGGCAGTCCATTACAGTTGCCGTTCTTTCTGATTGATTCAGCTAAGAACATCACTGCCGCTAGTGTAACTGCTGGTGTGGTTACAATTACGATTACAGGTCACGGGTTGACTGGCACGGCACTAGGAAGAATTACTGGACTTGTCGGCAATGTTGAAATGAACGGTGACTTTTCGTTGACCGTAGCTAGTGTTGATACGCTGACGTATTCTGTAGCTGGATTAACATCTATCAGCGACCAGACTGGCACATTGTCCACAACTCCGATTAACGATGCCGCTAACGTCAACGTCCGAGCATCTTGCTTGTTTAGCGATCCAAACACAGGCAATTCAGAAAGCATTGTTCTAGCGTTGGACACTAAGGCTATCTTAGTAGATTTAGATGGATATACGCAGCAGGATATTAAGTATCCTACAAGTCAATCCGTTACTAGCGACACTGACATGATACAAGCGTTTGATCGCGTGTTCTTGTTCCGTGGTGGGTCTCAAGCATTTGAGTGGTTTCCTAATGGTCGGCAAATTGAAAGTGCTGCTCAGGCGGGAACAACCACTGTAACGATGCGTGTGAAAGACCACGGGTTGACTGCTGGAGATAGCATTATAGTTAGTGGACTTACGGCTGCATCTCCTGATGTTCCACCAAATGGAACATTCACTGTTCTTTCCGTAACAGATAAAGATGTATTTACTTACACCTTTACATCATCTCAAACTGAAACATTTGGTGTTACGAGTGGTGTCATAAAAGCAGATTTTACGCTTGTTCCTGGAGGCGAGTATACTCAACCACAAATATTTAACGCTAATGGACTTAATGTAAAAGCGTTGGATGGTCTTGTTACAATAAATGTCGAGGGCAATTTAACTCTAGAAAAGAATAGCGTGGTTGTGGTTTATGAAACTACAATTCCAGAGTTTGAGCCTTTAGTTGGGATGCAACTATCTATTGCGAGTGCCTCATTAACAGAGGTTCAATTTTATGCTCCAGTAGCAAACTATACACAAGATATTGTGTCTGCATCTCAAACCGCGACTACGGTTACTGCTGTAGTTAAAGGGCATGGATTTGCGGTAAGTGATTCCATAACTGTTTCAGGTCTTACTGGCATAAATGGTGGCACAATGCCTAATGGCACACAAACTGTAGTAAGCGTTACTGGTGATACTTTTACTTACACGGCTACTGCAGCATTGCCATATTACACATTAGTTACCCCACTTAATGCTACGGCAGTGTCTTGGGCTGCTGGCGGTGTCATTACAATCACAATTTCTAGTCACGGGCTTGGAGCAAGTGGATGGGCAAACATTAGTGGGTTTACTGGTGCTGACAGCATATTAAATGGGAATCACTTATTTACACGTGTAAATTCAAACCAACTTTCATTTGTTGTTGCTGCATCTACATCTGTAACGTATCAGACACCAATTTTATCTCAGATGACATATGATTTGGTGACAACTGGAGCAACAGCTTTTAAGCCTACTCGTGCTAGTCAACAAATTGAGTTTGGCGGTAGCTTCAGTGTCGGTGGTGGATTTATCCATCAACCCGCTCCGCCATGGGGCGTTTACTTCCAGCGTAGATTGTGGGTTCCATTTTACTACGATCCAAGCGGAACATACAATGTTCCAGTTTATACAAGTAGAAAGATTACTGACGAAATATCTGTGTCGGACATTTTAGATAGCCACACATTTGACCAGATTGCCAATCAGTTCCGAATTACTGGTGGCACAGCAGATTACCTTGTGGCAATGCAGGGATTTTACGACGACAAGTTAGTTGTTCTTAATCGCAATAGCTTGCATCTTATCAGCGGCACTACTGGAAGCTTAAATGACACCCGTGTGACTGCGCTGACTAACGAAGTCGGGTGCTTAGCTAAGAAAAGCGTTGTTATGAAAGGCAACGCTATGTTTTTCCTTTCGGATGAAGGTGTGTATGCTGTTGAGTTCTTAAATGACTACAACCTTCGCGGTGCAGATGAGCCTATTTCTAAAAACATCCAGCCGTATATTGACAGAATCAACAAGAATCTAGCTGCCGAGGCGGTTGGAACTCTGTTCAATAACCGATATTACCTTGCTGTAGCCTTAGATTCCATTGCAGGAGCTAACGATGCTATTGGAAACAACACAATCTTGATCTTCAACTTCCTAAACAAAGGATGGGAGTCTATAGATACGTTCGGTGCTGGTGATTTTATCATCAAAAACCTAATTATTGGCAGCGCATCTGAGCGAAACAGCATTTATGCAGTGACATCGCTGGGTGGAGTCCATGAATTAGAGGCAGTAGAGACATCCAATGACAGTTTGGTGTCTGCTGGATTAGTATCTAGCTTCCCAATTCAGTCATCTTTGACAACTAGAGGCTATGCGCTGGGCAATCTTGACCGCAAACGCTTCACAGATGGGCAAATTACCATGCAATGTGTCGATGGTGGTCTAGGCGAGTATGACATTTCCTTCGCAGCAGAAGATCCAGACAACAATCAGAGCATCGGAACGACAACCATGTTTCTTGATGGCGTGGTGCTTGGCACAGGATCTGCCAACGAGGACGAGACTGGTAACATTCGCTTTCGCCTTGGCGGCATCAGAGGCTATCTGGGAACGCTAACCTTGACACGGACAATCGGTTCCCCTAAAATCACGTCCATAAAAGTTACAGGCTCTGTGACAAACCGACAAATCATCTCACAAAAATAATATGGCTGGAGTAGTAGAAACAACGCACACTTTTGCAAACAACGAGGTTATTACCAGCACGTTGATGAACAACATCATTGACCAGACGCTATTTACAAGCGATGCGTTGTCGGGAGGAACTCTTGCGCTGACTGCTGGCAAGTTAAAGGTGGCAACATCAGGCATTACGTCAAATGAGATGGGTGTTGATGCGGTTACCGCTAACGCTATTGCGAGCGGAGTCATTACCAATGTGAAGATTAGCGCAACTGCTGCAATCTCGCTGTCTAAGCTAGCATCGGAGGCATTGCCAGTAGGGATTACTGTGGCAACTGCCAACATCCTTGATGCTAACGTGACTACCGCCAAGATTCTTGATGCCAATGTAACAGCACCTAAGCTCAGTGGAGCGCAGACCGGCACTGCTCCAGTTTACGGTGTGAGAGCATGGGCTAATTTTGATGCAACTGCAAATGCAGACCTTGCAGGGACGTTCTCTAGATCAGGAACAACTGTTACGATTACAGTAACTGGACATGGATTGATTGCTGGAAACCTTGTTTTTATTGATTTCACTGTTGGAACTGGAACAGTTGCTCCAGATGGACTTTATCAAGTAGCCACAGTTACCGATGCAAACATCTTCACAGTAACAAGCGTAGCATCTGCAACTGGAACTGGAACAGTAACCTTATTGAGGAAAGAAATTAAATCTAGTGGCAATATCTCATGCGTTTCCGCTGCTGCCCCTAGTCCAGTTATTCCTCCATCAACAAGCGATTCACCAGCAGACGGCTACTATGTTGCCAATTTCTCTGTGGCTCTGCCAAATGCAAACTTTTCCGTGCTAGGAACTTGTAGTGAGGCTAAGGCTTTTGCAACAACTTCTGGTAATGATATTCTATCTGGCTCTCCATACAACGCACAATGCGCACGAATCTTGACCATCAACACGTCTAGCACTGCAATTGATGCTGAGTGCAATAGCGTAGCAATCATTGGATGAATCCACACCTAGCCATAGTCCTTGACCTTTATGAATCAAACAACATCGACATTCAAAGCCTTATTGGTTGGCATTTATGTCATGGCATTGTTGTTTCTACTCCATATGCTTTCGCTATGGGATTCCACACCAGCAGCAAG